TGGCTCTCCCTAATGGCGCTGGTGGCTACCAAGTTGGTGCAGGCAACCGCAACGAAACTACGATGGGGTACGCGGCTACTCCGCAGACCGCAACCGCTACTGCAACCCTGACGGCTGCGCAGCTGATCGGCGGCATGTTGGTGGCTAACCCCTCCACGACCGCGGCGACCTACACGTTGCCGGCCGCAACCACGCTGGACACCGCGCTGCCCAACGCTACCGTTGGCAGCACGTTCGACCTGTCCGTTGTCAACATCGGCACGTCGTCTGGCACTGTCACGTTCTCTATGGGCTCTGGCACCGGCTTCACTGACGGCGGCAACGCCACCGTAGCTGTGGCCATCACGTCCAGCGCGATTTTCCGTTTCTGGAAGACCGCGGAAGGTGCGTGGACGGTCTACAAGGCTGCGTGATCAATCAGGGGGCTTCGGCCCCCGTTTTTGAAAGGGTCAATAATGCCTAATACCAAGGCTGTCGGTGTCGCGTACAGCGATCCCGAGTTTGAAAGCGTTACCGTCACTGGCGCCGCCACCGCCGCGTCTCTGGCGGCTACTGGCGCAGTTACCGCCGCGTCTCTGACGGCTACTGGCAATGTCATTGCTGACAACACCGTAGCGGTTACGGCCGGGGGCACGGCTGCATTCTTGGCGACCACTACGGCCAACTTGGGCGTCTTTATCGGCTCCGGCGCGCCCACGGTGTCGGCTGCTCAAGGATCGCTATATCTGCGCACGGACGGGTCTTCGACATCCACTCGTCTGTATGTCAACACAAACGGCACTACGGGCTGGACAAACGTCACTACCGCAACGTAACCTACGGGGGCTTCGGCCCCCGTCCCTCGTATGGCTGTCATCTATCTTCGCCACCCCATTCATGGCACCAAGATCGCCACGCTGGAAATGGAAGCGGCTTACGATGAGCGTAGCGGATGGGAGCGGTATACTCCCGGCACCGAGGATGAACCCGACACCGCGCCGCCCGTGAACACGCTGGGCCGCCGCCGTCGCAAGGAGCCCGAGCATGTCCACCACCGCGGGTGACCAGATCAACCGCGCCCTGCGTCTGCTGGGCGTCTTGGCAGAGGGCGAAACGTCTTCTGCTGCCGTCATGCAGGACTCGCTGACGGCGCTGAACCAGATGATCGAATCGTGGAACACCGAACGGTTGTCGGTATTCTCGACGCAGGATCAAGTCTTCAGTTGGCCTACCAGCACGATCAGCCGCACGCTGGGGCCTACGGGCGACTTTGTGGGTAACAGGCCCATTCTGCTGGACGACGCGACGTACTTCCGCGACCCCAGCACGAACGTCAGTTTCGGCATCAAGCTGATCAACCAGCAGCAATACAACGGCATTGCGGTCAAGACGGTTACGTCAACGTACCCGCAGGTGCTGTGGGTCAACATGACGTACCCCAACATTGAGATGTACATCTACCCGGTGCCCACGCGGCTGCTGGAGTGGCATTTCATCTCGGTTGAGGAGTTGACGCAGCCGGCAACGCTGGCCACCGAGTTGACGTTCCCGCCAGGCTATCTGCGGGCGTTCGTTTACAACTTGGCGATGGAGATCGCGCCTGAGTTCGGCGTTGAGCCCAGCCAGCAAGTGCAGCGCATCGCCATGACGTCCAAGCGCAACCTGAAGCGCATCAACAACCCTGACGACATCATGAGCCTGCCGTACTCGCTGGTGGCTACTCGCCAGCGGTTCAACGTGTACGCCGGCAACTACTGATGAAAACGCCGATCCTCGGCTCCAGCTATGTGGCCCGCAGCGTCAATGCTGCGGACAGCCGCATGGTGAACCTGTTTCCGGAAGTTGTGCTGGAAGGCGGCAAGGAACCGGCATTCCTGCAGCGGTGCGCTGGCTTGCGGCAAGTGTTCCCAGTCGGCCAAGGACCGATACGGGGGCTGTGGAAGTTTGGCGACTACTTGTATGTTGCGTCTGGCGGAGAGTTGTACCGGGCCGACGGCAACTACAACACGTCGTTTTTAGGCTACATCGACGGCAGCGGGCCGGTCAGCATGGTGGACAACGGCGAGCAGTTGTTCATCGCCTGCAACCCCAGCGCGTTCATCTACAACGCCAGCACGGGCGTTTTTGAGCAGATCACGGACCCTGACTTTCCCGGCGCCGTGACTGTTGGCTACCTCGACGGCTATTTTGTCTTCAACCAGCCCAACAGCCAACGGTTCTGGGTGACGTCGCTCAACGACGGCACGCAAATCGACCCCTTGGACTTTGCCAGCGCCGAGGGCAACCCGGACGATGTGGTGGCGCTGAACGTCAATCACCGCGAAGTGTGGTTGTTTGGCACCAGCACTGTAGAGGTCTGGTACAACGCGGGACTGGCTGACTTTCCGCTCGCTCGCATCGCGGGCGCGTTCATGGAAGTTGGTTGCGCGGCGCCGTACAGCGTGGCCAAGCTGGACAACTCGGTGTTTTGGCTGGGGTCCGATATTCGCGGCAACGGCATCATCTACCGCAACAACGGCTACAACGCCCAGCGCATCAGCACGCACGCCATCGAGTGGCAGATCCAGCAGTACGACGTCATCAACGACGCCATCGGGTACTCGTACCAGCAAGACGGCCACCTGTTCTACATCCTCACGTTCCCTACCGCCAACGCAACGTGGTGCTATGACGCCACGACTGGCGCGTGGCATGAGCGTGCGGGGTGGAACGGCACGCAATTTGTGCGGCACCGCAGCAATTGCCAAGCCAATTTCAACAACGAGGTCTTGGTCGGCGATTGGCTCAACGGCCTTGTGTACGCTTTTGACCCCGAGATCTACAGCGACAACAACGCGATCCAGCGTTGGCTGCGGTCGTGGCGGGCGTTGCCGACCGGCCAGAACGACCTGCGTCGTACGGCGCATCACACGCTGCAGCTTGACTGTGAGGCGGGGGTCGGCGTGTTGGACTCCGAGACGTTCTTGCTGCTGCTTGAAGACAGCGACTATTTGCTGTTGGAAAACGGCGACTACATTTCGTCCACCAACACGATTACGGTGCTAGGGGCCGACCCCAAAATCATGCTGCGCTGGAGCGATGATGGCGGGCACACTTGGTCAAATGAGCATTGGGCCAGCATAGGTAAAATCGGTGAGTATGGTCGCCGCGTGTTTTGGCGCCGGTTGGGCATGACACTGAAACTGCGCGACCGCGTGTACGAAATCAGCGGCACAGACCCCGTGAAGATCGCCATCATGGGGGCCGAAGTGTTGATGTCTCCGACGAGGGCGTGACATGCAACTGGCCCCCCGCGTGCCGGCTTCGCGTGACCCGCTGGTAGATGCTGGGGCGCTGACCACCTGCGCCTGGTTCCGCTTCTTTCAGTTGCTGGAATCTTCAGTTGAAAATTCCGCGCTGCGTCAATACACCATTGTGCAAAACTCCACCGGGTTCACGATGGCCAAGGGCACGGCGGTGGGTTTTGCGGGCGTGGGCAGCAACAACGTGCTGTCAGTTACACCCTACCTCGCCAACGGCAGCACGCCCACGCTGTTCATTCTTGGAGTGCTGGCCGAGCAGATACCTGACAGCGGATCGACGGGGCTGTGCTGCGTGTGGGGCGAGGTCAGCGGCATCGACACCAGCGCGTTCAACGTCGGGGACATTTTGTACGCCAGCCCGACAGTGGCCGGGGCGTTCACCAACGTCAAGCCTACCGCGCCGGACAACGTGATCCCGCTGGCCGCAGTGCTGATTAAGAGCGCCACAACAGGCGTCATCTTTGTGCGGCCAACGATTGAGCAGGAGTCGTACTACGGCGAGTTCACCCGCACCACCAACCTGAGCGCCGCGGCGATCAACACGGCGTACCCAATCGCGCTGACCAACACTGAGGTGGCTGGCGGGGTGACTCTGACCGGCTCACCGACTGACCGGCTTCAAGTCCCGCAGTCGGGCCTGTACCAGTTCTCGGCCCGGTATCAGTTGTCGTCTACCAGTTCGTCCTTGAAAAACGCGCGGTTTTGGTATCGGTTAAACGGCGCAACCGACTTGGACCACAGCGCCGCTATCGTGTCAGTTGACTCCAACAACGGGTACGCCACAATATCAACGTCCGAAGTCGTTTCATTGGCGGCAAACGATTACATTCAGTTGATGTGGGCGGTTGACAATACTGCACTCTCGCTGTCGGCAGTGGCGGCTACGGGTTACGCACCTTCCGCTGCTTCTGTGTGGGTGGCAGTCACTCAGGTTCAACAGTAAGAGGACACTATGGCAATCAGCCTTTCCTTGTACGCGGGCGCAGGCGCTCAGTTTTTTGACAACAGCGGCGTGCCGCTTAACGGCGGTTTGATTTACACCTATGGCGCAGGCACCACTTCTCCGGTGTCAACCTACACAGATTCGTCTGCGGCGACCAACAACACAAATCCCATCGTGTTGGACAGCGCAGGCCGAACGCCGGCACAGATCTGGCTAACAGCCGGCGCGGCGTACAAGTTTGTGTTGCAAACGTCTACTGGCGTATTGATCAAGACGGACGACAACATCTATGCGTCGTATGAGTTGACTAAAGAAGTCGGCGTTTCAGTTGGCCAAGGCGGCAATCAGATTGCGTCCAACGTCGCAGTCGGCAACACGGCGTTGGATTCCAACACAACAGGCGCCAACAATACCGCTGCGGGGTATGACGCTCTGACAACCAACACAGACGGGATTCAGAATACGGCGTTCGGCGCGGCGGCGTTAGACGCCAACACCAGCGGCGACTACAACACGGCGGTAGGCTACAACGCACTTACGACCGCCACTTCAGCCGACTACAACACGGCGGTAGGCTACCGGGCGTTGAATGCGACGTCAACCGGCGCGGGCAACACGGCGCTTGGCAGCGACGCGCTGCTGTTGACCACAGGCGCCAACAACACGGCCCTCGGGTATCAAGCCGGCAATGCGTTGACCACGGGGTCGAACAACACAGTGATCGGTTACGACGCCGATGCTTCCTCAGCCACGGTCAGCAACGAAGTTACCATCGGCAATTCCAGCGTCACGTCGTTCCGCGTGCCTGGTTTGACGCTTACGTTCAGCGTCAAGTATTTCAATCACGGCACACTGACAGTGGCTACACTCCCAACTGCGGCGACTGCAGGTGCTGGCGCGCGGGCTTTTGTAACGGACGCCAACGCCACAACGTTTGCGTCGATTGTGGCTGCTGGCGGGGCTAACGGCGTTCCTGTGTATAGCGACGGCACCAACTGGCGCATCGGATGAGGTAAACCATGGCCTTTACGAACAATTTGCCTGCCGGATGGTCAACGTACTCTCCGCAAGCCAAGATCAACTGGTTCAACGCCAACGACGTAACGCCGTCTGAATTACTGCAGGCCGGCGTGGCGCAGGGCGACATTAATTGGATGGCGCAGAACGGCTACACGGGGGGCGTAACAAACGTGCAGGCGGCCGCACAACAAAGCAACGCCACAAACGTGCAGGCGGTTGCACAACAAAACAACGCCACAAACGTGCAGGCGGTTGCACAACAAAGCTACGGCGAAAACGAAGGTGCCGGCAATTCTGGCGGCGGCAGTTCGCTTGTATTGCCTGCAGGTTGGGAAACCTACAGCCCTCAAGCCAAGATCAACTGGTTCAACGCCAACGGCGTGACGCCCGCCCAACTGCTGCAGGCCGGCGTGGCGCAGGGC